CCTCTCAATATATCTTTTGAGACTGACGGCGCAAACTGCTGTTTTACAAATCGCCCAGATTGGAAGAAATTAGCGTTGAAGAGTATCTCGCTAATACCGAAAAACAGACGGATATTATCGAAAAACAGGGCATAGACCAGTTTTGCGCTTTACTCACGATATTTGGGGTTCAGGAAGAATACGACGAAGGCGAGATTCGCGATGCGGAGGATTTGTTGGCCAATCCATCAGAAGAGCCAGAGATTTTTGAGCAATATACCAATCTTCGTGAATTGTTGTCTGTGAAAATACAGGAAGCAGACAAAACTATCTCTTTAAGCGAAATCAAGGAAATAGCGATTCATCTTTTTGAGTGTGGAAAAAATAATGAGTTATCCACTAAATCTGTCGTTATGTCTGTGGAAAACGTGGGAGAAGCGGAAAAAAGCGGAGGCGAATATAGTACCTGAAGAATTGGTTAATAATTACACAGAAGGGCAACAATTAATTAACTCAAAAGTCACAAACATAGACGACAACTCTATCTTCTCTGCTTTTCCTCCCGTTAACGGAAAAATCATGAGCGGTGAAAATATCACGCTTGAGATGTTGAACGGCTGTGTGGATGCGTTGAAACCCACAGAGAACTTGATTGTTCGCCGTTTGTCAAATAGCACCTATCACGCGGCAAACGGTTATTCGAGTACGCAAATTAGGTTGGTGCAAAAGGCAGAGACAATAGCTGTGCTGGATTGGGACAAGGACGCACCCGTTCAGGAAGGAAAAACAAGAGCGTTTTTGATTGGTGATGCGGTACATACGGCTATTCTTGAGCCGGAGAAATTTCCGCTAAGATATGTTTCTGCACCTGAGCTGGATTTGCGTACAAAGGATGGCAAAAAAACGCTATCCGATTTTGAGAAAAAAAATCTAACATTGGCAAGGGTTGTTTTAAAAAAGGAGGAATTTGAGGCAATCCAATTGATGCGTGATTCTGCGCTGGCTTACCCCAATGGTTGAAGAGCTACTCGAAAACGGCGAACCAGAGGTTTCAATTTTCTATCGCACGGAAAAGGGGACGCTATTGAAAATTCGTCCTGATTTGTTGGGAATCTATTCAGATAAGCCTTTCTTGTTGGATGTGAAAACGACTGACAATTTTCAAGGTTTTGGGAAATCTGTTGATGAGTTTGGTTATCACATACAAGCGGAATTTTACCGTCTGATTGCTAATCAGGTATTTGGTCAAGCGATAGCTTTCACTTTCTGTGCAATTGGCAAAAACCCAGCTTATGGGCGTTTTCCTGTGAAACTTTGTGAACCCGACGACGAAGATAGCGAGCAGGGCGTATACGAAGTAAATCGTGTGATTGATATGCTAGAAAGCGTCATAGAAACCTACCCAATAGTCAAAATATCCCGTCCTTTCTGGGCAAAACAGGCGGATAGAAAACGCAGAGAAGCTTTGATGATGGAAGAGGGTGTAGCATGAATACCGGACTGGAAACCATGAACAACGTCTATGCCAATTTGCAATCGGTCATTACGCAGCAAGGCATAGCAGCCCTGTTACCTGCTCAGGTTACGCCTGAGCAGTTCACCCGAACCGCCGCAACCGCATTGATTGAAAATGCGGATTTGCAAAAAGCCGATAAGCAATCACTGGTGCTGGCCTTAACCCGTTGCGCCAAAGACGGACTTATGCCTGACGGACGAGAAGCTGCTCTGATTGTCCGTAGTACCAAAGTCAATAATCAATTTGTGAAAAAAGCCGTCTACATGCCGATGGTGGACGGTGTTATGAAACGTGCCCGTCAATCCGGTCAGGTAGCCAATATCATTGCAAAGGTTGTCTATTCACAAGATGAGTTTGAATATGTGATTGATGAAAACGGCGAGCATTTAACCCACCGTCCAGCGTTTTTTGATGGTGATGAGGTAGTAAAAGTCTATGCCTTCGCCAAACTCAATAGCGGTGAACTGGTTGTTGAAGTGATGAGTCGCGCTGACGTGGAAAAGATACGCGATACAGTGAAAAGCGCAAAAGACTACACAAGCCCTTGGGTGAAGTGGTTCGACAGAATGGCACTCAAGACAGTGATTCATCGCCTCGCTAGACGGCTTCCTTGCGCCTCTGAACTATTTTCGATGTTTGGGGTATACGAAGATGCAAATTCAACAGAAAAACCGCTCAGAATGGCTCCTACTTCGTTTAAACGGCTATCGATGAGGGATATTATCCGTGAGCGAAACGAAAAACTACGTCAAAAAGAAGAAACGGCGACAGATGTACAACCAGCAACTAATCCAAAATTGGACGCCGTATTAATCGCCCTCGACGATGCCACCGACGAAAAAAACCTTGCTGAAATCGTTGAGCATTGTACCCTGTTGTCCGCTGAGTTGTCTGAGGACGAAAAAATACAGCTTCGTGAAAAGATTAAGACTAGCAAAAAGCGGTTAATTCCAACCAACAAAGATAGCAATGTTTGGATGGCAAGACTGGCAAACGGTACGGGTGACGCTTGGCGATTTCGAGATGGTGAAATAGTCCACGGATTTTTCGAGGCTGAGAAAAAAGCCAAAGAGGTGGGCGCAGTATTGGAAAAACCGAGTCCTTACCGATTTAGTCCGAGTCATTAAAGTAAAAATGCCCCTGAGGTAAATAGGGGCGTTATTGCTAAAGCTGGATTATGATGTCTTAAATGTAATGATTAATATAGCGGGTTTGTTTGCCATAATTCAATCTGACGCGAGCAATTATTGAAGATATCCGATGAGTAAAAAATTCACCCCAACGCCCCATGATGCGGTATTTAAGCAGTTTTTAAGTGAAAAAGAGACCGCTAAAGATTTCTTTGATATCTGGCTACCGGATGAGATTAAGGCACTGTGTGACTTAGATAGCCTCAAAGTGGAATCTGGCTCATTTGTTGATAGTGAGATGAAAAACTACCAGAGTGATATCCTGTATTCTGTCAAAACAGAAAAGGGACAAGGTTATCTCTATCTGCTGATTGAACACCAATCAACCCCTGACAAGCTCATGGCATGGCGACTCATGCGCTACAGTATGGCTGCCATGCAAAAGCATTTAGAGGCTGGTCATAAAGAGTTGCCGCTGGTTTTTCCCATCCTGTTTTATTGCGGTGAGAAAAGCCCTCATCCGTATAGTACAGACTGGCTAGACTGCTTTAGTGGCAGAGATATTGCCGAAAAGATATACACCAAACCGTTTAAGCTAGTCGATGTCACCACGCTTGATGACGGTGAGATTATGCAACATAAGCGAATGGCGTTATTGGAGCTTATCCAAAAACACATTCGAAGACGGGATATGGCCGAGCTACTGAATAGTATTGTTAAACTGTTGTCGTATAATTATTATACTGATAATCAAGTTATTACTATGTTTAACTATCTAATCCAAGAAGGCAATGCTGAGCAACCAGCAAAGTTAATCAAAGAGATAGCCAGACAGACAGAGAAACATGAGGGGGCATTGATGAATATTGCACAAGGTATACGAGAAGAAGGCATACAACAAGGCATACAACAAGGTATGCAACAAGGCATACAACAAGGCATACAACAAGGTATGCAACAAGGCATACAACAAGGTATGCAACAAGGCATACAACAAGGTATGCAACAAGGCATACAACAAGGTATGCAACAAGGGAAAGTTGAGGGCGAAAAACAGGCTTCCATGAAGATAGCGCGCCAAATGCTCGAAAGTGGCATGGATAGACAATCGGTGATGAAATTTACGAGCTTAAATGATACTGAAATGAGCAACCTGTTTAAAGATTAAACCATGACAGAACGCCAAAATTTAAGCCTTAATCGTCCTAGAAAGCTTTCATCGGAAGAACATCACAAAAGTGACCTTGCTTACCGTAAAAAGGTCTGGGTAAAGGCTGCGTCAAAAAAACAGAAAAAAAACCTCATCCTTCGAAAGCCGTAAAACAGCAGCCCAAGCAGACGGTTGTTAAACCCAAACAGGAAGTGAAGGTTAAAACACCTAAATCACCCACACCGTCTAAAAAGCGATTACCGTTAAATGAGGCAATTTCACAAATTAGCACGTTTTGGCCTTATCTTTTCCCTGATGGCAAGCTGTGCCCAATGAAAATTGGCATCCAGCAGGATATGTGGCAAGAGGTGAAGGAAAAGGGCTTACCGATAGCGAGAAGGCGTTTAAGAGCCTGTTTGGGTAGTGTTGGTCATCACGCCGATTATCGCGCACTTATCCAGTTAGGCGCATTTCGTTATGACAAATCCGGTCAGATAGTTGGCGAGGTCACCCAAGCGGATGTTGAGGATAATTTGCAACGTTTAGCACGGCGAAATAAATCAACCAATTCTTTTCTGTCATGCTGATTTGGCGTTGGAAAGCTACTCAATCCGGTTTTTTCGGCCAGTCAATATCGGGTGCAGTTGAAACATCCGTACGGTTCACAAAAACCCGATATTTTTTCCAGGCTATCAGTCGTTTTTTCTCGTCTTCGGTGGCCATTTCTAAATCGACTGCATCTTGAAGGGGTGCAATTTCACGAGTGGCATCATATAATTTTTGTTGTTTGATGCCTTCTAATTTTTGTCTTTCTGCTAATTTTTCAGCTTCTGCATCCTTGACCCACTTTTCACCATCCCAAACATCATATTCGCTTTGAGGGGCTAATGATGTTAAATATTCCGGTACCTTACCTAATTTTTCAAGGGTGACAGATTGACGGCTTTTCGTATCAAACAAAACCAAACCGCGATGATCTTCCTGATATTCCCATTCCTGATTTTGTTCATTAAAAACAACAGCGAAACCTTCCTTTTTGTCAATTGGTTTTTTCTCAGTATGAAAAGGCAGTATGTCATGAGTTTCATCCGTGTAAGCATCGCAAGGACCCAGCAACTCATGTGTATCACTCGTGTAGGTATAGGCTTTAAAAATTCTAAACATTTTTGATTCCTTAACTGATTCTGTACCAGCCCATTAGCGTAATAAAAGCATTCGTTATATTAATTTCGCTACTACTTCCCGTCTTTCCCGTTGTACCTGAAACAGAATGGGTGTGTGCACCGATAGTAACAGTATGTGAGTGGTTCCCCGCTTGTGATGTATTTTGAGCCCTTGGTTTCCATTGATTAGGATTACCGTCATCGCCTCTTGCATTCCATGGGTCACGTACAACGCCTGCAAAATTATGTGCATGATTACCCGTTGCATTCGTATTTTTAGTACCATAATCATAGCTACTGGTTGTTGCTGAAAAAGTGTGCCCGTGAGCGGGTAATTGGGCTTCTGTCAGCTTAATAGCATCAGCGCCTCCGGTAGTGAATACATTAGAACCATCTGCTTTTGCTAAACGAATGGTTTTATTTTCACCAATGTATTGCCATTTTGTATTTGGAAATAAGGTATTGGGATTTTTATTTTGAGCAAACCAGACAACAATCCCTACCGGATAAATTCCGTCAATACTTACGGTTTTCGCCAAGTCATAAGCGGCTTTGACGGCTTTGGGTGTGGCGGCCAGCGTTTCATCATTGCTGTCAGTGGCGCTACTTAACCGTGTGAGACCGTGTTGAGTGAGCGACGCAACGAGGATAGCAAAAATAATCTGTGAACCATCGCAACGGATAACATTTCTGCCACTGGGCAGTACAACACCAGTCCCTGACAGGGGTTTACAGGTCAGGGTGAAATTCCCCTGACAGTGATTGGTGACAGTCCAGTTTCTTATCCATGGCGGGAAAATTACGGTGGTATCAGCAATAAGATTGCCACTGAAGACCAGTTCTTCTTTTGCGGCCTGTAAGGTAGTCAAGGTTATCGTGCCGGTTTCCAGTCCGGTTATACTGGTGATGCCGTAACTATTCACGGGTACCCACCCTGTTGCGGAGGCATCCAACACTTCCGGATTGGTCGTATTCCCGTCTATTGTATTTAGCCAAAAACCGTCATTCGTGGAATTGGGCACTTTCGCCCCCGCCGGATAACCACCAATCGCCGTGGCAAAATCGGCATCAAAAGGGTAACCCGCGCCCGCATTATGCCAACGATAGCCGGTGTATAGTTCGTTAAGTGCCTGATTCATGTCACGGCCATCAGGGGGCAAGCCGCCTGCGGCTTTAATCGTCATGGTAATGGGGGGAAAACCGGCATCATAAGAAGCCTGATTACTGCCGGTTGGCGTTTTCGCCGTTAAATCACGCCGTGAACCATTCGCCCCAAAGGGCACCGGTTTACGAGCGGGCAAGTCTGTTTTTTTCATAAAATACTCCAAAAAATTCTACTGGATGATTAACGTCCCGCCGTAAAAAACGTCCCCTCATTAAACGGATAGGCATCCTCGGCAAAGCCAAAGTAGGGGGCGACGACCTGATTGATATTCATCAGTACCCCAGAAGGTAACGGGGTGACCTCGCTGTTTCTCAATACTGACAATTCAAAGGGTTCTAGGGGAAAGGCGGTGGTAATACCAATAGTCATGTCACGATAATTCACACAAAACGCCTCGCCACGTTCCTTAAACAGAAAACGTAAGAAGCGATTGATTTCAGGAATAGTCGCAATACTGATGTTAGAAAACGCCTTGCTGAGTATCAGGCTTCGATAAGCGTTGTCCGCTAGCCGGATTTTTCTGGTTTCCTGCACACCCGCGTAATAAGGGGCATCACTGAACGGGGTGGGATAATCCGCTTTTCCTTCGTCTGCCTGCGCAAACCCAAACGCGCTGTTATCGACTTCCGCCGTGATGTAACGTGAAATGTTGACGATTTTCCCCACATATCCAGACCAAAGCGGTTGCAGGTGGTGATATCCCACACTTCATCAAGAAACCGGTCAGTAAAATCCTCCAGACTCACCGCCTGCTCGAATGTTGCGATGACAGACAGCAATTTCTGGCTGGCACTGTACTGGTTTAGCACCGTTTTTTGCCAACTCATTTTAACTCCACGTGAATGTTATCGGCTTGCAAAACGGGGACTTGCGCCACGCCTGGTGTTAACGCAGACAGCCAGTTTTTGCCGTCTTGGGATATCATTACTGATACGACACTCACCGAATAAGGCTCAATCGCAATAATCGGCGCGTAGTATTTACCCACATTCAGGGTTGCCCCTATACCCGCACGTTGAATGCCTTCTACCTCGCCATTAAACACGCGAATAACTGTTTTTTTAACTTGCCCGGTAATGTCACAGGGAGGATTGAGACTTTTATCAATGTTGACGGAAAAATAGACGCTTAATGGGGTGGCTCGCTGCCACTGCATCACATATTGCGGGTAAGGCGGCGAGTAGTTCTCTTTATCATAAACAGTAAAGGTGGTATCCCCATTCATGTCCGCGCCAGGATTGTAATACTGGAAGATCGTCTCGGCGATATCGGTATCGTTGCCACCATTCACACAAATAAAAACGGAATGCGGTTTAACCGGATAAAGAGTCGTGCCGATAGTGACCGTCTCCCTTGTTCGGTTTGACCAGACATACGCATCCGTCACACCTTGGGTTTCCAGTAGGGCCGCTTTCATCGCACCATCGGTATTACGACCGTTGCGCGCCACTGATTGGCGGCGGCGTGTTTCAAAGGCAATGCGGGATTCTACCTGTGACCCGACACGGGCCGGTGTGTCATTGGTGATGGCGTCCCACCCTGAAACAGAGCTAAAAATTTGCGTTAATTCCCCGTGGCGCAGGCGATGGGGCCATGCGTCGTGTTCTGGAAGGGGATTTTTACCGTGCCGCTGGCAGGGATGGTTGCTTCGCTCACTGAACGCCACAAATAACCGGCCTTATCCTGGGCGGTACTGCCTGCTGGGATACGGGTGCCGACTTTGCCCGTGCAGGTGGCCATGACAACGCTACCCTGACCAGGAATACGATTGAGAAAATAGATGCGCCCTATTCCATCCTGAAAGCGCCCGCTCGCAAAATCGGGGTTAATCTGGTTGAACAGGCATAATAATTTGTCGTAGACCTGCGCCAGTATTTCGGTCTCACTCTGGGCTATCTGTCCTTGGGGGGCGCTCAGTGATTGACTGGCATGGCCGCCCAATATGCCGACAAAATCCGTCAGCCGTCCGGCGAGCACGTCCGCGATATCCGGCACCGACACCCCGTTTTCGGTTATCGTGACATCAGGTACCGCGGTTTTCACTGTGGTCATAATATCACCTCCAATCGGTTATTCTCGTTATCCGTGACGCGAATGACACCGCGCAGTTTCCGACTGGCCTTATCCAGCCTGACGCTTGCTATTGCCTGGTTAACAACGGGCAGTTTTTCGGCCTCAACTTGTAGTTTTTGCGCAATAAATCCGGCAGTGGGTCGTCTTCCGAGGACTTCCTCCTTCCATGGAATGCCGAGTGAACGGTCAAAATAACATTCACCCATAAATACCAGACAGGCCGAGGCCACATCCTGGGCTACCGCGGCAGGGGTGGTCACTATTGCCAAATTGCCTTCACCGTCTAGCGTTAAATCCCACGCCTTATCCAGTTTTAGGGTGCAATAGGTCATAGCGTGTGCTCCGGTTTATCCGATGTGACACGGCTGCTGCCGCTTTCTACCCGTTCACATGATGATAATGGCTGTTGTAAGCTTCCCGCAGCGCTTTGATGCTGGCCTGTTGCGTACCGACATTATCGGTGATGTCACCCGCCGCCGTGACATTTCCGGTAAAATGCGCTTGGGGCGTATCGAGGATCACCCCAGAAGGGGCCTTGATAGTGGCCTGCTGACAGTGGATTTCAATGTTTCCTGGACTGGTGATATTTATTCGGTTATCCGCAAATTCAATAAACTGGGTCGGTGGCATATTCAGCAGTCCACCCATGTAAATGCCGTCGGCGCGGTTGTGTCTACGGCGAGTAGACGGTAATGCGCTCTGGCGGGTTGCCCTGACACGGCGGGTATCACGGTCACAAATTAATAGGTGACCAATATCCCCCACGACCGGATTCATGATGAGGGCACTGTTCCCCCGTTGCAGGCGAAATACCGGAATGGCGTAAATTGGGGTACTCTCCATCAGGACACCCCGCGTATCAGGATAAGCCAGCAGGGGGCGGACATCCACCACCAGATTGGGCGCTTCACCGTGTAACGCAATCACCTGAACAATTTCACAAAAAAAACAGCCGGCAAGAAGCTGACTGAAGGCATGCATAAAGGTGTTTGCATCATTACCGGATGCGTCACGGTTGTTTGTTTCTCTCATAAGCTTCAACACTCACTGCGTTACAGACACTGTGCCAGTTTCCCCCTTGCACCCAGGAAGAAAGAAAGTGTTCGACACCCGTTAACAGGTAGAGACCACTGGCACCCGGTAACGACGTATCAAGCGATACCGATCGCCCAAATGCCAGCAAGGGGCTGTACTGTGTCTGAAAGGTTAATCCATTCGCGTTGTGGATCGGATACCCTATCAAGCCATTTTCCGCCGAAATCTTCGGCATAACCGCATCCCTTGTTTTCCCAGCAGGCCAAACATGGATGATTTTTCCCACCGGTTGAAATTCCAGCCGATGAGACAGGCAAATGGCGGCTATCTGAGCAAAAACACTGCCGGCGTAATACGGGTTGGATTCGGTTAAGCCGCCCAATAAATTGGGTTGAAACGTATAGCCGTTCTGCTGACATAACGAATCGAGTAAATCACTGACATTCACGACACCCGTGCGTGAAATCGGCGGAATGACTTTAGCACGGAGGTCACTGGCGGCCAGCGCTTGAATGACAAACGGAGATTCGGGCATCGTATTCATATTGGCATAAGCAGATCTGACGGCGCCCTCGAATATCAAAATATCCCCACTATAGATAGCTATGTCAAATTGTCGTCCATCGAGCACCAGCGAACTGTAATCTTTTGGTGACAACATCCCGATGAGTTCTAAACTTAACCCATAGAGGGCGCACTCTGCCTCAACGCCGCCGTATCCGCCGTAGCTATTGGTTCTGACAAAGGATTTAACGTTATCCAAGGTTAATTCTTCTATCTGGCCGTTGCCCGTATCCAGAGAGAACGCAAACTTAAGCGTTTTTTTGCTGTACATTTCCATCCTCGTAAAAAAGAAACCATCGACTCCCTAGACCGTGCCAACGCGGGTCTTCTTGCCCTTGGGTATCCACGAAGAATAAATCACCGGTGAAGCCGAGCCAGGCATAGCGTACAAGGCGCGTGCCATGCAGACAGGGGACGCCCTGGACAACAGGTATTCCCTTTACCGTCAAATCCAGGTAGAGGGCACTTTCATGCTGCGTCAGCCGTAAAGTACATTCCTGGCCGT